GATTCCAGTACACACAAAACCTAAAGAGGGCCCAACCAGACTCACATACATTTCCACACCACATCGTGGATTGGATGTTCTCATTGCTGCATTTCGTGCTGCAAAGTTTGAGAATGTCGAACTTGATATATATTCTAGTTTTAAGATATACGGATGGGAAGAAGCAGACAAAGATTGGGAACCATTATATAATGCTTGTAAGGATACTCCGAATGTCAACTATCATGGAACAGTATCCAACGAAGAAATCCGTTCAGTACTACAACAAACACACATTCTAGCATATCCGAATATATTCCAAGAGTCAGCGTGTATTTCGGTGATTGAAGCGATGAGTGCTGGTTGTGTTGTGGTCTGCCCTAACCTTGCAGCCTTACCAGAAACGTGTGCTAACTTTGCTTGGATGTATGGATATGTTCAAGACAGGATTGAACACGCTAGGAAGTTCTCCTATGTTCTGAGAGATGCAATTGACAGTTTTTGGGAACCACCAGTTCAAGCTCGTCTTACTTTTCAGAAACAATACTTTGATATGCACTATGACATTGACACCACTGCAAAACATTGGATAATGATGTTAGAGACTATCAAAACAAACATTGAATATTCTAAACAAAAAAAATAATTATGACATTAAACATTGATTTCGGTGAAAGTGATTTTGCTCCAGAAGAAAACCCTAAAGCAGCAGGTGGTACTGAACTTATGCAGAAGTGGTTATTTTCTCGTATTGATCCAGAACTAAAGGATTACTTTCAGTGGGTCGCTTCTCGTAAAAGGAAGTTAGAAGATAAACCAAGATTATTTTGGGCTCATGATCTTGCCCAAGATCCAGAAGTTGCATTTCTTAAAGAACATAAGAATATGCTAGACTTTGAAAAGATAATATTTGTCAGTAATTGGCAACAGTATCAGTATGGAGTTTATCTTGGTCTTCCTTATGATCATGGTGTTGTTATTCAACACGCCATAGAACCCATTCCAGAACATGAAAAACCCAAAGACAAAATTTCTTGTGTCTATATGAGTACACCCCATCGTGGATTAGAGGTTTTACTTGGTGCTTGGAGACATCTCAAAGAACACAATAAATCTGAAGAAGTTCAATCAGCAGAACTGAATATCTTTTCCAGTTTTAAGATATATGATCGGTCTTGGATGGATGAGCAATATCGCCATGTATATAAAGCTGCTAAAGAAATGGATGGTGTCAATTATCATGGTACAGTATCTAATGATCAGATTAGAGAAGAACTTACCAAAAATCATATCATGGCATATCCATCTGTTTATATGGAAACTTCTTGTATTTCAGCAATTGAAGCTATGAGTGCAAAGTGTATGGTGGTATGTCCTAATCTTGGTGCCCTTCCAGAGACTTGTGCCAACTTTGCTTGGATGTATGGATATGAGCCAGGGCCTGAGAAACATATTGCGGTTCATTCACATATTCTTGGAAGGGCTATTGAGTCTTATAGAAAAGATGAGACAGAAGTTTTGTTGAGTTTACAGAAAACATATTTTGATACTTTTTACAATTGGGATATGCGGATGAATCAATGGAATCAGTTTCTTGAGTCAATCAAAATGAGAATAGAGATGGAGAAAAATGATACTACTTGATTATAGTCAAACTGTGATTGGTTCATTCATGGCTGTGGGTAGAGGTAATCCAGTTGTAGAAGAAAACCTATTAAGACATACAATACTCAATTCAATCAGAATGTTTCGTAATCAATTTGTAAAAGATTATGGAGAAATGGTTATTTGTTGTGATGGTAAGGATAATTGGAGAAAAAAAGTATTTCCAGAGTACAAAGCAAATCGTAGGAAAAATAGAGAGAATGACATTACGGATTGGAAAACTCTCTTTGAACTATTACATGAAATGAGAGAAGATCTCAATAAATACTTTCCATATAAAGTTATGCACATAGATAGTGCTGAGGCTGATGACATTATTGGTGTTCTTGTTGACCACTGTGAAGAAAATCCTACTCTGATACTTTCTAGTGATAAAGACTTTATTCAGTTACAAAAGTTTGATAAAGTTAAACAATGGTCACCACTTCAGAAAAAGTTTATAGTGGGTGATCCTGCAGAATCTTTGTATGATAAGACCATTAGGGGTGATACTGGTGATGGTGTTCCTAACATCCTTTCTTCGGATGATACTCTTATAACTGAAGGAAAACGCCAAACTCCTGTAACCAAGAAGAAGATGGAACTATGGAGAGGTAAAAAACCAGAAGAATTCTGTAATGAAGCCATGCTTAGAAACTACCATAGAAACAAGACAATGGTTGATTTGAGGGAAACTCCAGAATCAATTCGTATAAATATAGTAAATCAATATGATAATCAAGAAGCTGGTGATAGAAGTCAACTCTTGAATTACTTTGTTGATAAAAGATTGAAAAACCTTATGGAAGTAATTGACGAGTTTTAATTATGACAACCAGTTTACCAAGAGTTTTTAGTGAGATTGCAGCAGCACCCACTAAAAAACAAAAGAAAGAACTATTATTAAAATATGATTGTTTTGCGCTTCAGCAGATTTTAAAAGCAGCATTCGATCCAAATATAAAGTTTCTCTTACCGCCGGGTATACCCCCCATAGTCAAATATCAAGGAGACACAGACGAGCCAAATCCAACTTATCTACATTTTCATATTAGAAAGTTGTATTTGTTTGTTGAAGGTCAATCCCCCAAAAATTTGACTAACATGAAAAGAGAAAAAGCATTTACAGAAATTTTAGAAGGTATACATCCTTCTGAAGTAGAACTTCTTCTGCAAGTGAAGGATAAAAAACTAAAATGCAGAGGATTAACTTTTAACTTAGTAAAAGAAACTTTTCCTAATTTATTACCATGATAAAAAGTTTAGAAGAGAGAATAGTCAATTTAACCAAAGTTACTACAGATAATGTACAAACAACTGTAGAAGCTGAACTACGGCAATTGAAAATGGAGGCTGGAGAACCGATACAAGCTACGGTTGTTCTTGCTAAGGAAGATAATTTTCAATTTACTATGGATTGGAATAGTACCATGTCAAAATTTTCCACCACACTAGATGGAATAACATGGTACTCTGATTTTGATTACTCCTTATACTCCCCCAAATTATGGGAAACTGGTAATATCGCCAGAGCTTCCCGCCGTGGCCGAAACTCTCCTATTTAAGTTTAAGTAAGTGGCTATCATACTTAACTCAACACTACCAAAAGAGGAATATGAAAATATTCATTGTACTTGTGGGACTTATTACGCTATGGTCAACATCGCTAAATTCAGGCACCACATATAAAATTTGGGTTCCACCAACAATTACTGACAAACAGGCAACAATAATGTCTCCATTACAAATGACTACAAATGGAAAGACTACAGTTGTACAAATGGTGAATTCAGAAGAACTAGAGTGTATGTCAAAAAATATATATTTTGAAGCAGCTATGGAATCTACTGCTGGAAAATTAGCAGTAGCACAAGTTACTATGAATCGTGTGAGATCAACTCATTATCCAAATACCGTTTGTAAAGTTATTACACAGGGAAGACATTATAAGAATGGATTTCCAGTAAAAGACCGATGTCAATTTAGTTGGTATTGTGATGGTAAACTTGATGTACCACAAACTACTAGTTCAATGTGGAGGGCGTCACAAGAGATTGCTGAGTATGTCTTGTCAACTCCTGACTTGAAAGACATAACGGATGGAGCAACCCATTATCATGCGGACTATATCAGTAGTCCAAGATGGGCAAGTCCACGCCGTAGAACAGTAGAGATTGATACTCATATTTTTTATAATAAATCTAAAAGGACAATCAAAAAGACTTGACAAACTATTGTTAAAGGTGTATAATATATAATAGTAGAAGAGTGGGGAAAGTTTTCCTCACTCAACTCTATAATTGAGAATGATAAGGATACAAATGCCAACATATGATTACCGCTGTGAAAAGTGTGGAAATGAATTTGAGGATTTCCTACCTATAGCTAAAAGAGCTGAACCTACAGAAGAACCTTGTAATAAACAACTTCACCGAGCAGCTCCTGTTTGTGGTGGAAAAATTTCTCAAGTTCCTGGCTCAACGCCTACCGCGTTTGCGTATGATAATATAGCATCGCCGGGTCATCCTAAAAAACCGCCCGGATGGATGACCGATAAACTCAAAGAAATAAAGAAGCAACAGGCGGGAGCAACTATGAGTTGGCATCACTAGAACAATTATTATGAAAACATTTAATCATGTAGGCAGTGAATTACAAGACCTAAAAACAGAGAATATAGATGGCCGTAGATTTTATAAGACACCCAATGGTAACTACCAATCCATTACAACACTATTATCAAATCTGTCCAAAGTTGGTATACAAGCTTGGCGTAAGCGGGTTGGAGAGGAAGAGGCCAATAGAATCTCCCACCAAGCGTCGGGCAGAGGCACCCGCGTTCACAATATCGCTGAGTCCTATATCAAAAACCAAGAAGATCATCTAGAGGGAGTTTTACCAGATGCATTTGAGATGTTTCAGTCTATAACTCCACTAATTGATAGGATTGATAATGTTCATTGCGTAGAAGGTGCCCTCTATTCTGATGAACTCAAACTGGCCGGAAGAACTGACCTAATCGCAGAGTTTGACGGAGCACTATCCGCTATTGATTATAAAACTTCTAAGAGAATCAAAATTTGGGATCATTGTCACAGCTATTTTATGCAAGGTGCTTTCTATGCTCATGCATATGAGGAACGAACAGGAATTCCAGTAAATGATATTGTGATTATCATGGCAGTGGAAAATGAAGAACC